ATTGGTATGGGTTTAGTCATGCTCCTGATGTCACTAGGAATGCCTGATGAAGAAGAATAAATTTACTGATGAAGACCTTATGGCTTTTGCTGATAAAGAAACTAAGGGCGAGAAAGCTATGGATATTTTAAGTGTGCTATTGCAGGGAGACGATGAAGCAAGAGAGTTATCTGCTAGATTAGATGTCTTTGTTGATACTCGAAATGCATTAGTAAACAATATAATTAAGGAGAACAAATGAGAAAGCTATGGTATTGGTTTATCTTTTTTTATAGTATTGGTTTTATTATCGAAGTCTGTGCAATAGTTTATCTTGCAATGTGGTTTCATCAATACGAACAATATATACTCTAATGGCTACATTTAGAACAATTGTCTACACTTTAGATGATGGACAAAAAATAACAGCACGTGAATTAGCAAAAATTATAGGAGTATCTGAGTCTGCTTCTCGTAATAGATTAATTAGAAGCTCTGACCCTAAAAAAGTTTTCAAACCTTACAGTATATCTAATGGTGGTAAAGCTAGAGGTTCACAAAAAAAGAGAGAGCAAGATGCAAAAGACAAAGATGCAGAGATGATGAAATTTGCGTTAAAGCACATATGATTGTAAGACCTATACAAAATTACGAAACTAAAACTTGGCTTTTAAACAAACATTATGCCAAGCGTATGCCTTCAATATCGTATGCGTTTGGCTTGTATGATAATGATTGGCTTGTAGGTGTATGCACTTTTGGTTTTCCTCCTAATTACAATTACAATGAAGGCAAATGCGTTTTCAATGATTATAAATGTTTAACTCTTGAATTAAACAGATTGGTTGTCAATGATGGTTTACCTAAAAACTCTTTATCTCAATTTGTTTCTAAGTCATTGAAATTCCTACCAAAACCATCTTGTGTAGTATCTTACGCTGACCCTAATAATGGTCATCATGGTTACATTTATCAAGCTACTAATTGGCTTTATACAGGAGTAAGTACACCTAAACATAAATACATACTTGAAGATGGTACTGAATTTGACATAAGAAGAGGGTTAGATACTAAAGCAAAAGTAATAGATAAAATCAAAATTGACTCTACTCACAGATATTTATTTTTTAATGGTTGTAAATCCGATGTACGAAAAATGAAAAAAGATTTAAAGTTTGACCTACATAAATATCCTAAAGGACAAAACACAAATTATGACTCTTCAGGGTACGTTGAGACCCAATCTGCATTTAATTTCTAATTTTATTTAATTAACTAGACTTGACTTTTCGTATCAACTCAGGTATAATGACCTTGTCATTGAGATAAAATGACATTGTTTTAATACTATATAGGAGTAGTTAATTGAGCAAAATAAGTAAAGAAGCCTATCAAGTCTATGGCAAAGTCTACAAGATTTGGAAAGACTCAACAGGCAATGCTTCAGTTGGTTGGAGAAGTTATGGTAAGAACCCTGCTGACTTCAAACTTGCGAAGCGTTTTATAAAAGAGATTTGGAAAGAAGTCCTAGAGAAAGACTTTCCATATCCAATGCACCCCTTACCAGTTACTGGCAACAGACACACTTGGATTCGCAATGGTGTGCTTTACATTAACTGTGAAAAGGGATGGCAAAACATAAATCATGCGATTGGACATCTCATGGCTTATAAGAAGTATCCTAACAAGAGACCACATAGTGTTGAAAATGCATGGCTTGAAGTTAGAGGTGCTAAGTTAGTTGTAGAAAAATATCTTAACAAATAGGAGAATACTATTAATACAAATATTAAAATTTCACTTTCTGATGATGAACGCAATGTCATCAGTAATATCTATCACAACAAGACTAGCTCAAAACTAGCCTCACGCAAAGAGGTGACTGAACTGGTCGAGTTGTTTATTCAACAATTACTTGATGGAGATGGCTCAACCTACGAAACTGTAGCTCCGAAGATTATCAAGGAAGGTTATCGCTATTTTATGAATGACCTTGAGGTATCTGCTGAACGCTTTCACGCTATTACGGAAGCTCAGAGAGTTGGTGACATTACTACTGAGATTGAAATGAAAAAAGAATAACAGTAGTTCTGTTTAATTAATTAAGGGGAGGCACTAGCCTCCCTTTTTTTATTCAGGTTTTAAGTTTCTTTTTCTGTGACCGTTCCAAGCCATAAAACCACCAAGTCTTAATGCATAGTAAGCTATGTAATTAATTACTTTAAATCCATTAACGTCAATGCATATATTTCTAAACAGTTCATCAGCTTCTTTTTGTGTCATCTTAGCTGTGTGCCCTTTCTTGCCACCTAAGTTTAGTGACTCGTACTTATATATCCAATCGTGGACTAATCCTCCTGAAAGAAGGACTCCCATAGGACTAAGCCAAGAACGTGCAAATTTGGGTACACTAGCACCATCAAAAACGAATCCTTTAGGTATCTTATAGTACGTTGGATGCGTATTGCCTTCATGCGTAATTGCAAACTTCCAGTCTTTTGTTATCTCCCACTTTCTTGTTGTTGCTATCCACAACCAAATACCACCAAACAAACCTTTGCTTTTTGTTTCCATAGGCACAGGCTTCATGTGTGGCATGTCTTGATACTCTATTTTTACTGCCATAGTTTCTCCTTATTATTTTCCCTTAGCTAATTGAGCGCCAAAATAGAACTCGATTATCATTGTTGCCCATCCGAAAAGCTCATCCATCTTAACTACTGACCCTGCCTGTACTGTTACGTACTCTACAACATCAGGAGTAATTTGAAATAAACCTAAGAAATTAAATCCTTCTTTAGTCGTTGGTATAACCATTTCAGTATTAAAAATAACTGGTGCTACTTGAGTAAAAATTACAAGTGCTAAAATTACAAGAATAATTATGCGCCTGTTCCAAGCCGCCATAGGGGATTCCTTGTCTGCCATAGCACGAGCTTGATTAATAGAATCGTTGCGAACCTGTAAGTTCTCAATCATCATTTTTTGTTGCTCTTGTGCCGCTTGACTTTTAAGTGCAAACAATTTAGCAATAAAACCAAGTGCTATTGGTGCTATGTTTGTAAGGAAACCTATCATAAAAGCTTCATTATTATTTCGCCTATACCAAAATCTGAAGCTACCATGACACCAAAGCCTATTAGTAATCCTTTACCCATAGACATAAATTTTAGGTTCATGTTTTTAATTTCTCTTACGTCTTTATAAAGGTCGGCAATCTGCTGTTCGTGTCTATCGAGCTGTGCTTGTTGTTTTGCTGTCATTAGTACCTCTTTACTGGTGGTTTTTTATTTCTTTTTTTCATAATATTTCCTATGTTATCAGTTACTAAGTGGATTGTCTAATGACTGCTGTATTCGCTTCATTAGTTTTTCTTCTGTATCGTCTAGCTGTATGTCAAATTTATCAAGCTTGTTGTCCATTGTAGTAATGCGTACATCTATAGATTGAAGCTTAGAATCAATCCTGTTTTCAAGATTATATTGTGCTGTGCGTAATCTAGCAAGGTCTTCTTTAAGTTCTACCTTAATTTCTTTAGCTACTTCTTCTACTCTAAGTACATCTGCTGACGTAGCCTCCATAGATGACTGTATTGCTCCTAAGTCCAAATTTGCGATTCCTTCCACTTTTTGATACATTAAGAACCCTCCATAGAGTGAACCAACAATCGTAGACAACAAAGCAAATGCTCCTACTAGTTGAGTGTATGTAAACCTTAAACTTCCTATCTTTAGTCGTTTATCTACTAAACCTTCTATTTCTGCTACTTTTTCACCTAAGTCAGCCATATTACATATAGTTTAAATTTAAAACATATCTAAGTTCTTTGTCAGTTTGAGTTGTTCCTGTATGTTGTAAAGTGTTTGAAAATATTACTACTGAGTTAGCAACACATTCAATTTCTTTTATACCATTATTTTCTTTAATCAACGTTTTTCCATCAGTAGTATTTAAATAATATATTGCAACCATAAGATTTTTAATTGGGTTGTTATTTGTGTCATAAGAATCAATATGGTAATCACCGAATATTCTATTTGTGTGTTGTCGTATATTGCAATTTAATCGTATTGTATGAAACAGCTCTATACCTAATTTTTTATACAAAGGAATAAAATCATTGTACAAATCAGACCTGACATTGTGTTCTGCATATATAGAATGATTAAATTGTATATCTTTTGTGTTTTTGACAGGCTCACCTTTAAACCAACATACATTACTACTTTCAACTGTTGTTAAAAGTTTTTGATGAGTTTGTTTATTCAAAACATTTTTTATAATTTTAATTGTCAAACCCATCTCCTTGTTGCATAGATTTTAACAGTTCTATTTCTTGTCGCAACTTTTCTACCTCTAACCTACGTCTCTGAAGCTCAAGTTGATAAAGTGTATTACAATTAATACGTTCATTAGGAGCATCAAGTGGTATCACTATTCTTGCGTAAACACCTATTTGTTTTGCTTCAGGATTGTTTGGGTCTTCT